CTCTTCAGAAGATCTCAGGTGTAACGCCAACGTCAGTACTGACAACAGGCAAGAGCATCGCTGATGAAATTGCTGATCATCTTTCCAAGGTGATGGGTATCGATAGGACAGATCCAGCTTTTGACGTAATCGTTCAGCCTATCATTGACGCGACAGATATGTCTGACGCTGGTTTGATCTCATTGTTTGGTTTCAGGCCGAATATGGACAAGGACGTGATGGTTGTTCGTGGACCTTCAGGTATTCCGGGCGACACAAGCACGAAGAGATATTACAAGATTAAAGATCCGTTGCTTGTCACTGCTCTGACGTTTGTTCCACCTACTAACCTTGGCTTCATGCGTCTTCTGACAGCACCAAAGACATTGTTTACTCGTGCAATTACAATGGCTCCACCGTTCATGGCGGCTAACTTGTTCAGAGATACGCTTCAGGCACGTGTTCTTTCTAACGCGAAGACAATCCCATTCTTTGACACGACGAAGGGTCTGTACGCCTCTCTCAGGAACACTCAGGGAGCTAAAGATCTTCAGGCTGGTGGTGGTTCTACAACAAACAACTACGACTCGTCGAGTTTAAACAGATACAAGAAGTTGACTGGATCGAAGTCTAATCCATTCATGGTTGTGCTTGGCAATGCTTGGGGTGCTTTGGAAGCTATTGGTAACGCAACAGAAGTTGCAAACCGAATTGCTATTCGCGAAGCAAAGCTTAAGTCTGGTGCATCTCTTGGTGACGCAAACTTTGAAGCACTTGACATCATGGACTTCTCGTTGCGTGGATCAAACGTAATCGTAAACTTCATGATTTCGACAGTGCCATTCCTTAATGCACGTCTGCAGGGTATGTATAAGCTGGGCCGTGCTGGTTTCAGCAAAGAGAACCGTGCCAACTTCCTACTCATGGGTTCAATGTTTGCACTGGCATCGCTTGGTCTTGCTGCAATGAACGAAGACGACGAACGTTATAAGAAAGAAACGAACGTATCAAAAGACAACTACATTCATATCTATCTTGACAAAATCCTGCCAAAGGAAGCTCTAATCGCCGCTGGTATCGATAAGTGGACTGAAGACTTCCATATTGCATTGCCAAAGCCGTTTGAAATCGGTGCAGTCTTCATGACCATTCCAGAGCGTATGTATGGCGTGTACAACGGAACGCAACAGGCAAAGGACTTGAGGGATTCTGTCTGGGGTATCGTTGGTACAACATTCAAGATGCATCCCGTGGAAATGATTCCGTACCCTGCTAAAATTGCAGCAGAGCAGATCATGAACGTTGATTTGTTCAGGAAGCAGGATATTGTCCCGGATTACAAGAGAGCACCGGGCTTTGAAGAGGCTGAGTATAAATACGACACCCCTGAAATACTCAAGGCTTTCTCTCAGGCTGTTAAAGACAACACGGGCGTTGGTATCTCGCCACTAAGGGCAGAGAAACTTATTCGTGACTTTGCTGGAACGTTTGGTGAGTATTTCATGATGGCTGGTGACATGGCTTACCGTGAAATGAATGGTATGCCACAGCCTATCAATAAGAGCCTTCTTGAAAGTGTGACTGGTCAGAGTCGATTTGTTAAGACAAACTCACCTGCATATACACAGCACGAACAAGACTTCTACAACCTACATAAGGACATCAAGAGCATCGTAAGGGTTCTTGATACCTTCGATAAGGAAAGCCCTGAAAAGGCAGAGAAGTTTGAAGAAGCTAATGGTGCATATCTTTCTATGGAAAAGAAAGCTAACAAGGTAAGTAAGCAACTTGCAGATCTACGCAGTGCAAAGGAACAGATCTACAGAGAAGGTGGTCCAAACGCAGAGGCAGAGATCAAAGAGATCAATGCAGAAGAAAATGAACTCACAAGGGATTTTATGATTGAATTCAGGGAAGTTGAGGCAGAGTACTAATGTCACTGTTTAAACGCTCTTGTGGAATCCACCAAGAGTCTTTGTTCCAGTAAGCTTCTGTCTTTGCGGCTTTGCCAGTGATCCAACCCTTGATCTCATAAAGAAGTTCATTGTGCGCGATGACGAGAATGTAGTTGTCTAATTCACTGTCTGGCTTACGTACAATCAGATGTGCTTTTGGATGAGCAGAACTACGCACTTGCATATCTGCCCCAAGGTCAGCTTCCTTACCAACGTTTACAGAAAATCCCCAATACTTACCAAGGTGTTTTGCTAACGCCATCTCGGCTGCAGCACCCTGAATATCTGTCTCCCAATAGGATGTTCTAACTGTGAACTTCTTGCTGTGAAGCCCACGATCAATTGACTCAATACGTCTATCAACCCCAACCATAGCCGCCTGTTTCAGTTCGAACTTTGTTAGATTAATAAACATCTGATACCCTTGTAAAAAAATGCGGAGAATAAGTGTTCTATTCTCCGCATTAAGTTTAAACCCATGAACAGCAGGATGTTCTAAAAAAGGAAAAACAGAACATCCTCAGAAAGGGATATCATCATCCATTGGTATTGTCACAGGTTGGCTAACGGTTTTGTTGGTAATGTCATAGAAGCTAATATCACCAATAACATATGTTTTGGGAGCGTCACGGAAGTTAATATTACCAGCAAGATATGCATTGCCATTCTTGTCTGCCTGAAGCCAAAGAGATATATTATTCTTTGGGTCTGACATCATGTTAGTAAACCCAGCTTCGATTGGGCCACTGTAGTGAGGAGCCTTCTCGTTGTCTGACTTGTATGGAAAGATTGCACCAATCTTTACATACACTTCGCTGACAGTCTTACCCTTGGCAGTGACTGCATCGACGATGACTGACTTAAGCTCAACACCGTTGATGTTGATACGACCAGCCTTTGTAACAATCTCCTGACCGCGTGGTTCAAAGAGAGCGATTTTGTTCGTGTTATCGTAGTTACTCATTTTTTCGACTCCAAACGTAGTTTAGTTGACTCTGCAGTTTTAGTGACGTGCTCGAAGAGTGACAAGTCTGCCTCACCAATCTTCATGATAGTTTCAGTGTTATCCCCAACAAGTCTTTCGTATGAAGGAGTGTCAGGGCATTTCTCTAGCTTCGAGATAAAGGACTTAGCCCACTCGTCATACTTCTTACCAGTAAGAGGAATTGTCCAAGATCCTGTCTTTGGTTTTGTCTGTTGTACAACAGGAGCCGGAACTGGTGCTACTGGTGCAGGTACATGTACAGGTGCAGGTTGTGGACGTGGAGCGTTAGGAACGGCTGATGCTGCATTTGCATCGTCATCCTCTGCGGCAACTCCCACGATAGCCATGATTGTGTACCTACGAGCGTAGGTCATAGCCGAGCCGTAAGACTGCGGGTCTGGCTTCATGGATATGATTGGATACAATCCAGATATGGACTGACCACTCTTATGCAACAATGCAGTACGTAGCAAAGTAACACCGTCAACATATTCAGTGGTCTGAACAATGGCTAGATCATTGTCAGCAAGTGGTCCACGAATAGAATCAAGTACTGACCCAAGGTCAGCGTACTTAGATTTAAAAAACGGATTAGCTTTGTCCTTCGATACGTTACTAAGTGTCGCCTGTGCTTTTGCCAGTGCTGCCGCGATTAAATCAATTTTAGGTATGTCTTCCATTATATGCTCCATATGTTACTTGCGATGTAGCGAGACTTCTCATCCCATCTAAACCCGTTAATGTCTCTGGGTGTGAAAAGCTCGAACAGTTCTTCCCAATCGTATCTAAGTGCCGTCTTAATAGATCTCACTGTAGACTTCAACCTATTCATTCCGGTTGTGTACTGATCTCCCGTGAGTGTGAACATGTCAAACTTCTTTGGTGTCGAGTAAACACACATGATCGGTTTGCCAGTCACGTACTGATAGAAAGACATCTGCTCAACGTGAGGCTCCTTCATAGAAGAAGGACATCTCCCAGTCGTCTTTAGATCAATGTCGTATCCCTCAAACTGAAAGTCGATGAATCCAAGGAATGGTACTCCTTCGATTTCACCAATAACTTCTTTTTGAAAGGTAGTGTATTTGCTTTCACCAAGTTCTTTCTTGATGTCAAAGCACGTAGATATGTAAGATGGAATGTCATTGTATTCTTTCAGATCATCTGGAAACATTGGCTCACCTCTTGCACGTATAAACGATCTACACGCAATTAAAGAAGTCTGTTCCATTGTCAGATTGAATCTCCACGACATCGCAAGTGCGTGTTCGACGGACAAACCACGCTGTGCCGCCGCTCCACTTTTCGTTCTGTACTTGTAGTCAGGGTGATGTTTTAGAATCCATAAAGATGGTTCTTCGCGGTACAACTGAATGTCGGACACCGACCCGCGATAATCAAATAAGCTCATTTTACCTCCTGCGTTGTTAGGTTTTGTAGCACATATTTCTAATAAGGCAAACATAAAAATGATCTTGTTAGCCATCTGTTGCGGCTTATAAAAACAAGTGTTAGCGTCCACTGAATGTAAAATTCAGGAGAATTAAATTGGTTAATACATATGATGTTGGTCACCTTCGTAGACTACTTAAGAAGTATCGCACGAAGACTCTGATTAAATACTATGAAGGATTCATTTTCTATGATCGTGAACATGATGAAAACGTAGACCTAATTGCAAAAGAAGCTTGGCAACTTTATGAAGAGGGCTTAGTACATCTGTTGCAAAAGAGGATTGGTGAATGTGCGTATATATACTACGTTGTTAAACGATGAGTTTTCTCAATCTAGAGATTCTTCGTGACATCTTTCCACAGAAGAATACAAAGATAGGCCCAGAAGATGCACAGTGTGTTGCCTTTGTCGAATGGCTCAGGAAGGCAACACGCTCAGGCAATGTACGCGCTGTTTGGTTTCATGTACCAAACGAAGGACGCAGATCATGGAAGCAAGGGACACTACAACGTGCAAAAGGATTATGCCCCGGAACACCGGACTACATCTTCATATGGGAAGGCGGTAGTTTGGCATTGGAGTTTAAAAGCCCATCAGGAAATCAGACCAAGGGGCAACGTGAGTTTGAAAAGTGGTGTGCTCACGAGAATATTCCATACTATCTTGTCAGGTCTTCAACTCAGGCCCAAGATTTAATTATGGGAAATGATCAAATCTGGTTTGACTGATTAGTCTATTCGTGTTTTAAAGTGCCATACTGATTTGGAGTATGACACATGGATAAATTTGAAGAGTTCTGGAAGGCGTATCCATCAAGGAGCCCTCACGCTAATCCTAAGAAACCAGCCCACACTGCATTTCTTCGTGCCATCAAGCGTGGTGCGACTGCTGACGCTTTGATTAAAGCGGCACACGGTTATGCACAGTATGTGAAGGCACACGGCGTCAAGAGTATGTACGTTGCGATGTCTACAACGTTCCTCAATCAGGACAGATATGATCAGTACGAAGATCAGAAGAAGCTTGTAACGATGGAAGATATCCTCAATGGCAACTGAACAGGAAGTCGTTGATATCATCATCAAGCCAATGATCTCGTTCTATCGCGCACCTGATGGAATGAATGGCGATACAGATAAACTCATTGCTGTGAAGACGCAGTTCGTCAGGGCGTTGTCACCGTACACGACAAGAGCGTTAGAAAATGCATGGGATCGTGTCATCAGTAGACACTATGGTTGGGAATGGCCTACGCTACAGGAAATTGTAAGAGAGGCATCACTATGCAGTTGAAAGCAAAAGAAGTCGCAAGGCTTCTCTCTCATAACGGTAGGGTACAAGCAACAGCGGGTGGGTTTCTCACCAACTGTCCCGGCCCGAACCATAAGAATGGCGATAGGAATCCAAGCCTAAATATCACAGAGCGTGATGGCAAGTTGCTTTGGAAGTGCTACGCAGGTTGTGATCAGATGGCTGTCAAAGAAGCCATTGAGAGAAAGGTTCCTACATTGGCAGAGCCTATGGATAAACAGCCTGTCGTACAGGCAACGACAGCCAATATCGACCGTAGCAACTCAAAGGTAAATGAGTACTTCGCGAGTCGTGGTATTGGCGAGGCAACGCTTTACACATTCAGGATTGGTTGGGACAAAGACCAAAAGGGATATGCGTTTCCATACTACAGCGATGGTGAGCTAAAGCACGTCAAGGTGCGTAGGCCAGACAAGACTTGGTGGCAGACACCCGGTGGCGGTAAGCACTACTATAACATTGACGGCATTACACCAGACGAACCTGTCTACATTGTAGAGGGTGAGATCGATGCTTTGAGCGTCTTCGAGGCTGGGTTCAATAATGTGATCTCTGTGCCGAATGGTGCAGGTGTATCAGATAAGATACACCCTGAGTTCATCAGCAATTCATTCGGTAAACTTCAAGACGCGACAAAGATCATCATAGCTGTAGACAGCGATGAGAAAGGTCTTAAGCTTCGTGAGTCTATTGCAAAGATCTACGGACGCGACAAGTGTTGGTTTGTTGACTGGCCTGAAGGTACTAAAGATGCCAACGATGTTCTCGTTGCTCATGGTCCAATGGTTTTAATTGAGTGTTTAAACGAGGCAAAGCCATTCCCAATCCGTGCACTGCAGTCTGCTTCTCAGTACACGAAGGATGTGTTTGATCTCTACCATCACGGCAAGGAACGTGGAATGTCCACGGGTTATACCAGTGTTGACGAATACTACACGGTAGTGCCGGGGGAATTGGAAGTAGTCACGGGTATTCCTTCGAGCGGCAAGACAAACTGGATCGATCAGATCTGTGTTAACCTATCGGAACAGTATGGCACGAAACATGCAGTGTGTTCGTTTGAGAATCCA